TTGAAGTCCTTAATACACTCCACGCCTTACATGCCGTAAGGAAAGTGATTGATGATTTTGAAGAACACAATAAGCATATTTTTAACACTAATAAGAATGAGGAAGTATAATCATGGCTATGGATATTGATAAGTTTTTAGATGAAACTGCGACTACAAAAGAGTTTGACTACCGTGGTCAGAAGCTAACTTTGATTGAGCTATCATACGGCGATGTGTCTAGGTTTTCAGAACTAGCAGAAGGCATCGAAGATGTTAGCGCTCTTGAAAGTAACAAGAAAGCAATCGGTGCTGTTTTACGCGCTGGTATTGCAGAGATGAAAGAGTTAAAAGATAGCCAACTCGAAAGATTTTCTCCTGTTGCTTTGAAAGAGCTAAATGAAGCTGTACTTGAGTTCAACGGACTTAAGGTAACAGATGACACTGAGGGAAAGGAGTAAATCGTCTTAGCGATGTTGATCTTCAAATTCATGAGCTTGCCTATCATCTTGGTAGGCGGGTTCCTGAGTTGAAAAGCTGGCCTCATAAAGAAGTCTTAGACTGGTCAGAGTATTTCAGAAGAAGGCCCGTGGGCTGGAGAGACGATCACAGAGCCTGCTATGGGCTATCGGCTCAGGGTGTTAAGGCGAAACCACATGAATTATTTAACTCACTATACGTTATGGAAAAAGAGAAAGAAGAGGAAGCTAATCGCTCCACTAAAGATGATGCGGCCAAACTGGTCCAATCACCTTTCTTCTCTAAGATAATGGGTGACACAAATTGGGATATTGATATAGGAGTGTAGCATGGCTGGACTAAGTTTTAGGCTAATTGGAGCTGACAAAGAGTTTGAGAAGCTAGACAGAGAAACTAAGAAAGAGATAAACAGTATTGCTAGAACACAAGCCTTTGATACTATGAACAAAGTCAAGCAAAACACACCTATAGACACTGGTAGGGCAAGGAACTCATGGATTCTCACAACTGAGAAGAACAAGTTCAAGGATGCAAAGAACGGATCTAACTTGCCCTCTTTTTTACCCCCAGTAGATGATAGAAAAATAGAAACGCTATACCTTACAAACGGTACACCTTACATTGAGAATCTAAACCAAGGGTCTTCTAAGCAAGCCCCTGCAAGGTTTATTGAAACTGCAATACTAGGTACGTATACTATTGATGGTGTATTGTTTGAAACGATAAACAAAGACGATGGTAACAGAATATAAGGATTAAACATGGCTATTAGACTCGAGTTTAAGTCAAATTCTAAACAAGCTCAGAAAGATATCAGCCAGCTAGAGAGATCCGTAAAAGGTATAGATGATAATGTAGGTAAAGCCGCTAAAGGAATGAATAGCTTAGCTAAAGCAGCTAAGATAGCAGGTGCGGCATTTGCAGGAATATACATTGGGAAGCAGTTAACTGGAATAGTAGACAGCTTCACCTTAGTTGAAAACAGGATCGCCCTAGTAACGGGCAGAACTGCAGAGCTTAAAACAACATTTGACGAATTAAATCAGATATCTCTTAGGGCGCGAGGCTCTCTTGAAGGTATTGCTGACCTATACAACAGGCTTGGTAGAACTACTAAGTCTCTTGGTGTAACTAATAAAGAAGTATTAGAAGTAACAGAAACAATCCAGAAAGCTATTACTATTTCTGGAGCCTCGGCAGCTTCAGCTGATGCCGCTATTGTCCAGTTAGGACAGGGCTTGGCCGCTGGTGCGCTTAGAGGACAAGAATTAAACTCCGTAATGGAGCAGACGCCTAGAGTAGCTTCTGCTATTGCAGCAGAACTTGGAGTAGGTGTAGGACAACTTAGAAAGCTGGCTGAGCAAGGTAAGATTACCTCTGAGGTAGTTGTGAACGCCTTTAAGAGCCAGAAGGGTGTTATCGAAGCAGAATTCGCCGCCGTAGACGCAACTGTTGGACAAGGCTTCTCTCAAACAGCAGGTGGTCTTAAGCTTGTTATTAGAGAGTTTATTGCCGCCACAGGTGTTTCTAGTGCGCTAGCAGATAAGTTAATAAGCATGTCTAAGAGTTTAGTTGCTTTTGCACCTAACGCAAAAGAAGCTGGTATAGCAATGAGAGAGTTCTTTGTTGAACCAACAGGGTTCCGAAGATTTATCGTAACTCTCTCTGACTTACCTGCTTTCTTTGGAGAGCTAGTTGCTAACATGCAAGAGATGAAAGCCCTCAGAATTGCGGCAATCTTAGCACCTATATCAGCAGGTTTTGCTAAAATAAGAGCCGTGTATGAAGACATATCTTTTACTACTCTTGATGAGAAGCTCGTGGCCGGTGTGAAGTCTGCGGCTTCAGGTGCTAAAGATGCTATTGTAGACCTGATTAAAGCTATAGCAGACGGCTTTGATGACATGATGTTTAAGATCAAAGTAAAGTCCGCTCAATTTGCAATGTATACTATTTACCCAATGATACAGGGTATTGAGCTGCTGGAAAGAGCCTTTTGGTGGTTGTTTGATCAAGTAGTGGGTAACTCTCACTGGCCTGACATGATCGATGGTATTAACAGTTACACAGGTAATATCTGGTGGAGCTTTAAAGAGATCTTCAGGTTTAATAACGCCGTTGAAAGTCTATTTGGGAAAATCAAAAGGGGTTTTCTAAGACAAAAAGACAACCTAACGTCTTATTTCCAAGATGGTTTACAAGACGATATTGAAATAACCTTTAGTGCTATAGCAACTTTAAATCCTAAGGTTATTGCTATCACTGCAATCACCTTTGGACTTAAGTTAGCGGCAAGTGTTGTTAATGCTCTTAATGAAGAGTTTCCTAGACTAGGGGACCAGCTAGCCAGTAGCTTAGTGCAAGGTATTGCATTGGCTTATGGCAAAATTCCTTTTGCTATTGCAGCTGCCCTTGGTGGTATGCTAGCCTCTGGATTAGATATTAGTTTCTTCATAGACACTGTAGCAACAGCCGCAGATGTATTAGGCGCAGGTATTGGTAGAGCTTTAGGTGGCCTGTTAATGGGTCTACCTGCTATTGGAGCCGCTCTTGCAGCAGCTGCATTTAACTTTGCCGCCGCTATTGGAGAAGGTATACTACAACAGATACCCTTAATTGGCGGTGCATTGAGCGCAATCCCGTTAGCAGACCCTGTATTTGGCATACTTGGGTTAAGTATCTTTGGTAAAGCGGGTTGGAAGCTTATCAGAGAGCCTAAGATTGCTTTTAAAGTTCTTATGGCCAGAATTGTTGCTATTAAAGCCGCAGTTAGCTCCACCGAGAACGGGGGCCTTGCTGCTGCTGTACTTGGCAATACAGGGACAGGTTTACTTAATAAAGCATTAGACAAAGTAAAAGCTCTTGGTGCAGGCATAAGGAACTTAGGGAAAAAGAAAGCTAATGTTGACGGCAGTATCATTACCCCTGCAGGATTAACTGCAATATCGCTCTTTGGTGAAAGACTACGAGGCATCAATGCAGAGAGCCTAAAAGGAATAAAAATAGGTAAAGGTAGATCTGCAGCAATGAAACTGTATATTACAGATCTGTGGGCAGGAGTAGTAGCACTATACGCTACTATAGCCGGTGAAGTAAAACTAACCGTTGCTAACTTCACTCTTGCAGGTTCTTGGCTTATCGTAAAAGAAGCAGCGACATCTGCTTGGATGGCGATGCTAGGCCCATTTGGAGTGGCTGCCAGACTAATCAAAGGACTTGTTGTTGGGGTGTTCAAATTATTTAAATCTTTTGGACCGATCACTAAAATAGCAGTAGGTCTTGTTGCGATATTCGGTGCAATGAAAGCAAGTGCATCTGACGCTAACGGTGAGATGGTTAGAACTAAAGGGATTCTAAAAGGTGTTGTTGATAACTTCGTAGACTCTTTCACTATTACTGATTGGGCTGTTGATCTTGAGATAAGAGACCAGTCTGCGCAAGAATCCCTTGAGTCTATTCAGGATGAAGCTGACGACTTGGTTTACGCTTTAAGAAATGTAGGCAGTGACTCTCTCTTTGGTAGTTTAGGTACTGACTTCTCAACCTTCTTCCTTTTGAGCTTTGAAAAGATTAAAGGTGGACTAAGCAGATTAGCGGTTGATTTTCGAAACTGGAAGGGCCAGCTCAAAGCAGATTTATTTGATGACAGAACCTTTGTTCCAGAAGCGCAAGATTTCCGTACAGCCGCTCAGAAAATGCTGGATGACATATCCACTGGATTGTACATTGATTTCCGGGGTATAAAACAAACGGACTTTGATGCTTTTGCAAACTCAGATGATCTAGCCTATATTGATGCTCTACAAAGGGGCGTAACTGAGCTTTCAAGCAGAATAAACGATGAGCAAGTAGGTATTGACGGCTTCTTCCTTTCTGAAGCGGAGCTAGAAGAAGGCAAAGCTGAGCTTGCCAGTATGATTGAAGAGCTTAAGCGCTTAACTGCAGAAGTCCCTAGAACTATTAAAGCGGGGGCTGGCCTAGCGGCACTTACAAGTCAATTTAAGAACTTAAAGACTTCCGCTAAAATTAATGATGTGTTTGGAGATAACACCCTTGCAGTATTAAAGCAAGGAGAAGTGTTAGCGCTGTCGGCAGAAGACTTCAATAGCTACATATCTCTTATGAATCAGGCTAAAGTATTAGCTGGTGAGATTGACACTGTTACTGCCAGCGATGCCACTGACTCCGAGAAGAGAGATCAACTCGCGGGTATCAGGACTGAAATTTCAGGTATTAACGCTGAGGTTGCTAAACTAGGTGCAGTAGCTGACGTATTTACTAGTTGGGATCTTGCTGACTTTGTAGGCGTAGAAGGCGTAGACATGCTTAAGGTTACTAACGAGCAACTAGAAACAGCTACTAGTTACTATAAGCAGTTAACAGATGCTACAGCAGAATACGATGCGGCAGTAGCAGCAGGAGATACAGAAGTCGCCCAGCTAGCACAGAATAGAATGGAAGCTGCAAATAAGGCAGGTGCTGACTTTGGTTTGCAAATTCAGAAAGGATTCATGTCTGAGCTTGAAAAGATGGAAGCGGTGTTTGGTCAAGCTGGTATCAGCTTATCTTTAGAGCAGTTTGTAGAATTAGGTACGGACGCTAGAGATACTGTATCAGATTATGTGGATAGCATTGCTAGTTACCAAGATGAGTTACTAGCAGCTATAGAAGACCCTGACACAAGTAAGATTGAGAGAGATAGGCTTAAGTTAGCATTAGCTGATGCCATCGTTAACGTTGGCGACGATGTTGCTAAGTTAGTCGAGGCTTCAACCAGAGATAACTTTGAGAAAGCACTAAAGCCATTTAAAGATATTGGTGCGGCATTCTCAAACGAAGACTTTGCCAAGCTAGGTATGAAAGCTACTCAACAAGCACTTGCTGATGCAGAAGTACTCAGCAAAAGGTTTGAAGAAATCAGAGATAAAGACTTTGCAACCAAAGCAGATATGCTAGCGGCAATAGCTCAGTTTAACGAAGACGTAATTGAGTTTGAAGAAGACCTTGCCAGACAGCGCAAAGATGCTATGTTTAACGAAACTAAAGCTGGCGAGATGGCAGGAAGCTTCTCAGAATTGCTAATCAGCGCTATGAAGGGTGAGACTGACTTTGCAGAAGGTTTTACTAATCTTATCTTAGACAGTATCCAAAATTCTTTACAAGAGCAGATAACATCATTTGCTAAAGGATTTATTGAGACTATGCTTGGTGGACTTGACAGTGCAGAGAAAGCAGGTAATGGTGCTGCAGGTGCTATTAAGACCATGATCTTTGGACCTACAGAAGCACAGAAGGAAGACCTAGAAAAGAAAGGGTCGGATGTAGCCGGAGCCCTTGGCTTAGGTACTCCTTTAGGTACTATGATTGACCCTATCTACACTGCTGTTGCCCCAAGCTTAGGGGAAGCCGGTAGTGTATTAGAAGATATTAAAGTTACTGCGCAGAAGGTTCCAACACTGCCTCCGGGTATTGCTGGCCCTGTTGAAGATGCTCTAGACCCATTAGCTGCCACTAAACCAATTACAGATACTCTGTGGAACACTACTAAAAGCTTGTTATCAGACGGCTTTGGTAGTCTTGGAGATGTATTTGGAAACCTTATGGGTAGCCTTGGTAATATGCTAGGTGGTATGGGCGGCGGTGGTGCTATGGGTGCTATCGGCGGCCTTGCCAGTATGTTTGGTCTATTTGATAATGGTGGTTCAATCCAACCTAACAAGTTTGGAATAGTAGGTGAGCGTGGCCCTGAGCTAGTCTCTGGCCCTGCTACAGTATACAACCGTGCTAAGACTGCTCGTGAGCTTGATGCCGCTGGTCGTGGTGGTAACGGTAACGTAACATTCGCTCTTGAAG